GCTGCGATCCACTGCTCAATTTTCTGCTGCTCCACGGTGGAAAGCGGACATGCCTTACCCATCACCGAAGGATAATAGGCCCCGGTTAGTATGTATAGTTATTTGTTGGACACTGCACTAGCGCATGCGGAGCGCGTAGTCGAAGGATCGCGAGAATGCCTGCGGCATGAATGCAGCATCAAGGCGTTCTCACAAGAGAACTTCCCTGACGCTGCATGGTAGATGACGACTCACCGGTGTCTTTCAACTTCGGCCTTGCTCCCTTTCGGTCGTTCGGCCTGCTCTCAAGATGGCAGATTAAGGCGATGCGGTTTTTCCCAGCGCTGAAGCGCGAAGACAGATACGTACAGTGCCTCGAACCAGGTCATCGTTTCTTTAGCTTTGCTTCCAGGGCCTCGGCTGCGGAATATTTGCGGTCGCGATGTGGTCCGGTGCGCTGGCCGCCCGAAGTGAGTCCACAAGGCTCATTGACCGCTGCTTCACATGTAGGACAAGGCACGGACAGTATCTGTTTCGGAGTCAAGTCCCTGCTCTTCATTCGCGGATAGTACAACACGCACCGCTGGGCACACAGGTCAATGTGATCCACTTGGAACGCCATGTTGCGCCATTTGCAACATCAGAGTCGAATCCCTTCGCAAAAACCGCAAAGGATGGACGGCTTTTGTCGTGTCACGAACAACACTTTACATCTGTCATCCTGAGCGAAGCGCCGCGTAGTTTTTCTTCAAACGACGCTGATGGGCGCGCAGTTCGAAGGACCCCGAGAATGCTTACAGCATGAATGCGGTATCAAGGCGTTCTCACAAAGTATCGAGAGAACTCCCTGACGTTGCATGGTAGATGACGCCTCACGGGGATCTTTCGACTCCGGCCTTGCTCCCTTCGGTCGGTCGGCCTGCGCTCAAGATGACAGAGTACGACGATGTGGTCTTCCACTTTTTCTATTTTCAGGAGACACCATGAACAAATCTCTACACCTGTTTGCTCAACTGGCCAAGATCGACGAATCCAGGCATGAGGTCTGGGGCGTGGCCACGGCTGAGATGGTCGACAAGGAAGGCGAGATCTTCGACTACGCCAGCAGCAAGCCCTACTTCAAAGCCTGGTCCGAAGAGATCGCCAAGGCCACGGACGGCAAGAGCCTGGGCAACGTGCGCGAGATGCATGAGCCTTCGGCCGTAGGCAAGCTCGTCGCGCTCGAGTTCAATGATGACCTGAAACAGATTTGCGTTGGCGCAAAGATCATCGATGACCTTGCGTGGCAGAAATGCACTGAGGGCGTCTACACCGGGTTCTCTATCGGCGGCCAGTACGTGAAGGCGTGGAAAGACGGTGAGTGTGTTCGCTTCACCGCCAACCCGGCGGAGATCAGCGTGGTCGACAATCCCTGCGTTTCCGGCGCGCACTTCACGGCGGTGAAGGCGGACGGACAAATCGAGATAAGGAAGTTCGCGATGACAAAGGAAGATCTGAGCAAGGTCGGCGCCAGGCATTCGGCGGAAACCAGGGCGCATCACGACGCCATCCACAAGTATCTGGGCAAAATTGCCCAGGCCGCAGCCGACGCCCAGGACCACTGCGCCGCGCTGGCCGACAAAGACGAGAGCGGCGCACAGAGGTACACACGCGCACAAGTTCACAAACATTCGGCGGAGACGCCGGAAATTCAAACCGGAGAGCTACAAATGTTGGATCCAAGAGAAAAAGAGCAGTTGGAAAGGGCCCGCGCCGATTCCGCTTCCTCGCTCTCGAAAATCGAGGAAGTAGAAGAGGCGGTGGCGGAGATGAAGAAAGGGCAGGAGCAGATTGCGGCCTCCATTGCCAACCTCACCAGGACCATCGGGAAGATGGCCGGCATCGACGAGAGCGGCGCCGCCGTGCACAAAGTCCACCGCGCTGTCGCACCGCAGTTCATCACCAAAGAGCAGGACAACGGCGCCGGCGCAACCGACCTTTCCAAGTTAAAGCCGGAAGAGCGCTTGCATGAAGAGATGAAGAAAGCGCTGATGAACCCGGTAGTGAGCCAGGAACAGCCCGGCTTTTACCGCTCCGCCCGCTGACGGCAGAACATCCACCACGGAGGCACGGAGACGCGGAGAAAAACAAATTAAATTGAAGACTGAATTGTGTAAACCAAGCCGGCAAGAGTGAACTTGAAACTTCTGGGTTTAGATCTTTCCCAATTCTTCTCCGTGTCTCCGTGCCTCCGTGGTGGATGTTTCATAGGCGGGGCGGGCCGGCACACTTTTACCTCACGCAGCATCGAAGCAAGTCCAACATTTACAGGCGCACACCAACCACTCTTTTACCAGGCTGAGAAAACGGACCACGACAATGTTCGAAGATGTGACGCAGCAGACGATTGATCTGTTGAACAAGATGCCCGTAGGAGGCGCACTGTCCAAAACGACGGTCGCGCAAAGTCTCGGCCTGAATGCTGTTGATCTGCGCGGGCCGGCGGTAAACCTTTTTCCCGTACTCACGCCGTTGCGTAACACGCTGCCGCGCGAGCTCAGCCAGCAGGGCGACACGGCCACACGCTGGAAAGCCATTACCGCCGTCAACACCGGCATCGTAACCGCGGGCGTTGCGGAAGGCAGGCGCGGCGGTGAAATCTCCGTCACCGAGCAGGACTTCCTGGCAACCTACGCCGGACTGGGTCTGGAAGCCTCCATCAACTGGGAAGCTGTGTGGGCCGGCGGAAAGGTGTTTGACAACAAAGCCACGCTGACCAAGGCGCTGCTCAATTCCGTAATGATCGCGGAAGAGATGGTGCTGCTGGGGGGAAATGCCTCCTTGGTGCTGACGCAGCCCGCGGCTCCGGTATTGTCCGCTGCAATCGCCGGCGGGACGATCACCGCGAGTCAATCCTGTGTCGTCTTCGTTGTGGCGCTCACGCTGGAAGGTTTGCGCCTGGCCACCGGCAACATCAATGGACTGGGATTGAACCCGGTGACCAGCGGCAATCTGGTTGCGGGCCAGGTGAGCCGTCCGAACATTGACGGCACCAGCACCACGTTCGGCGGCGGCAATTCGATCGTGAGCGGAGCGTCCAACTTCAACACCACCGGAACGATCGGCACCACGAACTCGTTTACCGCCACCGTGGCCGCGGTAAAGGGCGCTGCTGCTTACGCTTGGTATCTTGGTCCCAGCGGCAGTGGCGCAGCCGGCGCCGGGCTGGCCGCCATCACCACCACCAACTTTGTTACGCTCACCGCCAATGCGGCCAGTCCGCAAAAAGCCAATGACGCCAGGGTCACCTCCGACAACTCCGCGAACGCCACCGAGTTTGACGGCTTCCTGACGCTGGCGCAGAAAACCAACAGCGGCGCTTATTACAAGACCCTGGACAACGCTTTCCTCACGTCGGACGGCGCCAATGGCATCGTGGAGATTGACGCCGCACTGCAAAGCTTCTGGGACAACGCCCGTCTCAGCCCCAATGAGATCTGGGTCCACTCCCAGGAAGCGCGCAACATCAACAAGAAAATCATCAACGCCGGGACCAGTTCGCTGGTGCGGTTCACCACGCAGCAGGCCAACGAACCGTTCATCATGGGCGGCACGTCGGTGGCGAAGTATTGGAACAAGTTCACCGCGCAGTGGATTGACCTGAACATCCATCCCGCGATGCCGGCCGGAACCATCCTGTTCAAGACCAATGAAATTCCCTATCCGATGGCGGAAGTGGGTGCAGTCAGCCTGGTCCGCTGCCGGCGCGACTATTACCAGATCGAGTGGCCGTTCGTTTCCCGCCAGTACGTCTACGGCGTGTACTCGGACGAAGTTCTGGTATGCCGCGCACCGCTCGGTCTGGGCGTGATCGCAAACATCGGCAACGGCTAAACCTTCCAGCGGTCCCACAGCCTGGTGACCGCTGGAAACCCTGATGAGTGCTGCGCCAGCACGCTTCAGGCCCAAAGGAACGCGGTGCGATTGTCCTCCCATCGCGTTCCTTAAATTTTATTTTTTTTGATTACGTGATTGGTGGCCTCGCATGAGACGGATGCTCGCGAAATCCGAGCGCAGCAGGCGCGAAATTATTGAGCCCAGGCCGTAAGGCCTGGGTAATCGAGAAGACGGTTAAGCCCCAGCGGGGCGGCATACGCTTCCCCGCATGTCGTACAACACATTCTCTATTCATGAAAGAACCAAATGTCGCCCCTGCGGGGCTTGTTATTGATTGCACCTTACCCACCGCTTACGCGAGTGGGCTCAATAATTCCGCCCTGCCGGGCTAAGCGTGGACCTTGGCACGGCTGAAGCTCGTGCCCTGATATGAACCTGTTTCGCCAAAGGGCCGCTCTTCCACCACTTCTGCGCCTGGCGCGAACAAAACGCAGGCGAGGGTGCCTGCGGTCCACAACCACATTCTTATCCTTATATATACATCTGCAAACGAAAGGTGACCCATGGCTGCTGCGCCTGACGATCTCTGCACTCTGGCTGAGCTCAAAGCGTGGCTCCCCAACCAGGGGAGCAATGACGATACCGCGCTGCAAAGCCTTATCTCCAACGGTAGCCTGCAAATTCTGCAATATCTTGACCGGCCACACATTCTCGCCAGCGTACTTGGCACGTTGAACGAAACCTACGACGGCAATGATTCCGACCGGCTCCTGCCGCGCAACTTCCCTGTCCTCTCCGTGACCTCCGTGTCGGTGGACGGAGTGCCCATCCAGCAAAGCCAGGGCTTCAGCTCCGGCACTCAGGTGGTCGGATACCTGTGGGATTCCCGTCGCATCCTGCTGCGCGGCTTCCGCTTTTCTCGCGGCGTGCAGAACGTAGCCGTTAGTTACACAGCTGGATATACATCGATCCCGCTCGATCTGAAACAGGCGGCGCTTGAGGCTTTTGCACTGACGTATCGGCAGCGCACGCACATCGGCGAGAAATCAAACTCGATGGGCGGCCAGGTGACTTTGTCGTTCGACATGAGTGAAGCTCCGCCGCGTTCACTGTGCGTGTTTAGCCAGTATCGCAGGGTCGCGCTGTAAGAGCGCGCCTGCGTTCGAAGAGAGGGGCCCGTGATCCAATTCAGCATTGACCCGGAAAGCCAGAAGCGTCTGGAGCAATCTCTTGCCACTCTTGGCCCCAGACTGATGGCGGAAGCGCATCAAACGCTCAAGACCGCGCTTTATCAGGGCGCGCAGACAGCGGTGCAGAAATATTTTGCCGGATCGGGGCCCAGGGGCGGGCCAACCACCAGCCTGGTCACATCCCGCAGTGGAGCGCTGGCCTGCTCATTGCTGGCATCGGCGGACACCGGCATGGATCCACCGGCTCCCAGTGACAGCACAACAAGAATCACGGCCCACATAGGTTCGTCCCTGCCCTATGCGCGGATACAAGAATACGGTGGCGTGGCCGGCCGGGCAGGTCCGTTCAAGAAAAAAAATGGAAGAAGGCCCTACCTGCCGCCGCGTCCTTACTTGCAACCGACGATGAAGGACATGGAAGCAACGCTCCCCGATCAGCTTCGCGAAGCGGTGAGACGGGCATTGAAACAGACGTGAGATTTTGTTTTGGTGGAAAGAACGAGCACCAGCTTTTGGCTTTTGGTTCTTGGTGGAAGAACGGCCCATTTACCTCTGTCATCCTGAGCGAAGTGCGAGCGCATGCGAGCGCGAAGTCGAAGTTGAGGTGTTTTGGCGGTGTTTGAGCCGCCAGCCGAAATCCCGAGCGCAGCCGAGGGAGCCTGTCATCCCGAGGACGCTTGCGGCATGAATACAGCATCAAGGCGTTCTCACGAGCATCAAGAGAACTCCCTGACGTTGCATGGTAAATGAAACATCGCCGGGATTTTTCGACTCCACCCTCGCTCCCTTCGGTCGTTCGGTCTACGCTCAAGACGACAGGCTGGTGGCGATCTATTTTCCCTGACGAGTCGGCAAACCTAAACCGGAGAAGAAATGATCATCGCGCGTGAAACCATTTATGCCGCTTTGTTTGCGCAGTTGCAGAGCGCGCTTGGGGCGACCTTTAAGACCATGTCGCGGCGCTGGCAGTCGCCCGATCTGATCTCGCCCGCGGACCGTCCCGCGTTCTACCAGGTGGAGACCGGCGAGGTTGCGGCCACGTCACAAAAAATCGCCGGCTTGCCATTGCACTGGAACGCAAAGGTGGACCTGGTGATCTACAGCGCCGGGGACACATCGCCGCTTACCGTACCTTCAACGGAGCTGAATAACCTGATCGACGCGGTGGAAGCCGCGCTTCCCAATGCCGCGAAAGGCCTGGCGCAAACGCTGGGCGGAAAAGTTTATACCGCGCGCATCGACGGAAAAATCGAGATCGTGGAAAACGTCGCCGGCGCCATGGCGATGGCGGTTGTGCCAGTCACTTTGATCCAAGGTTCTTAAATTTCTCACTGAAGGAGATACAAAAATGTTTGAGTTTGGAGCAGGTTCACTCTGGGGTCAACCGGTGGGCGGCAACACCACGCTCCCCGGCACCCCGACTTTTTTTGGCACACTGCAGGATGTCTCGCTCGATATCTCGGGCGACGTCAAACAGCTTTACGGCCAGAAGCAATTCCCTGAAGCCATCGCCCGCGGCAAGTGCAAGGTCACGGGCAAAGCGAAATACGCCTGGATCAACGCCAAGCAAATGAATGATCTGTTCTTCGGTCAGACGCTGCTCGCAGGCATGGTTCAGATCTCGTCGAACCAGGCAGCCGGCGTTCCAGCGGTGACACCTTTTACGGTAACCCTGGCTCCGCCTTCGTCAGGTACCTATTTGAACGATACGATTCGCGGCGACCAGGGCGTTCGCTACGCCACCACCGGCGTACCCTTGACCAAGGTTTCGTCACCTACAGCGATAGGCCAGTATTCGGTGGATGTAACGATCGGAAAATACACATTTTTTTCTGGGGACGCAAACGCGAATGTGCTCATCAGCTATATGTACGCACCCAGCGCCGCGACCGGCAACCAGATCCAAGTCAGTAACCAATTCATGGGCTTTGCCCCGATCGTACAGATGGTGCTGGAAGCCATCTACAACAACAACCAGTTCAACGTGGTCTTGTACAACTGCCTGGTTTCCAAACTTACCTTTGCCACCAAGCAGGAAGACTTCATCATCCCGGAAATGGATTTTGAGGCCTTCGCCAACCCGGCTGGCAAGGTGCTGGACATCTACTCGGCTGAGTAATAGGAAGATCGGGAGATATGTTGATCGGGGGATCGGGTGGTCGCGTGATCTCATCAACCTGTCATCTTGAGCGCAGGCCGCACGACCGCAGGGAGTAAGGGCGGAGTCGAAAGATCCCGACGGTGTGTGATTCACCATGCAGCGTCAGGGAGTTCTCTCGTGAGAACGCCTTGATGCGGCACTCATTACCCAGACTCTCTCGGGATCCTTCGACTGCGCGCTCGCATGCGCTCGCTCTCCGCTCAGGATGACAGACGTAAGTTTGATTCGCGCATACCCGCACCTCGTGCCCTGATACGAATCGGCATCGCCAGATAATTTTTAACCACAAACGTTGGAGGACAAATTTATGTTAAAGCAGCAAACCGTTCCTACCTCGCTCGGACCACTCACCGTTTCGTCGCTCACCCTGGGCGAACTTCGCCAACTCGATCAGCTCTTCACCTCCGTGGGGACTGACACAGCCGCCGGCAGCAACATCGGATCTCTTCTCAAGTACATGCCCCTCATCTTCGCCAGCGCGCGCAAGGTCCATCAAGACCTCACGCTGGAGACGCTGGAGAACGGGCTCACGCTCGATGACTTCAACGTGGTCTTCAGCGCTGTGCTGGAGGTGAGCGGACTGAAGAAGTCGGCTTCAGGAGCGGAAGCGGGGGAAGCGATGCCGGTGCAGGTGGCGCCGGTCTAAATCTGGGCTGGCTCTATCCACACATCGCCACCTCGTCCGGCGGCTGGACCTACGCGGTGATCGACCAGCTCACGCTCTGGGACGTGCATGAACTCATGGAGTATTGGACGGAGCATCCGCCGGCGCACCTGATCCTGGCGGCGGTCCACATGAAGGCAAGCACGCGCAGCAGGAAAAAATCGGGCGCCCTACGCGAAGAGCTCGCCGGCGAGATCACCAGGTTCGGCCTGGGCGGAAACGCCGGACCTCTGCCGGCTATCTATCGCAACAAGAAAGCCATGCCGAAGGACATCGGATTGTGATGATACAAGGCGCTCTTGCCTGTGCTGAAGTGTCGTTCGTGGGAATGCAGGCACCGGCAAGAGTGCCGGTGCCACACAAGTTCGGTGCCACAACATGTCAGGGTCTCTTCCTCTGTTTGGTACCACAACAAAGAAAATAGCAGCCCTGCGGGCTGCAGCGAAAAAACCCCTTGCGTGCCTAACGCAATTTTGCTATTCTTTCGCCTCTGGAGGAACGGGGCCATGGCTTTTTGCAGAGCGAATATCCGTAGAAACCTGGGAGGACGACTATCCCTGAGCAAGGCGCTATTGCTGGCCCTCGGTTTGTTGGCCGGTTGTTCAAGTGAGAGTGACCAAGCCGCGGAGAAAGCGGCCCGGGATGCTTCGCGGGCTGAGGAAAAGGGAGAAAAGTGGGCCCGCTCAGAACACACAATCGACGGGGACGCTCAGGTTCGACTTACCCTGAACGCAACCAATAAAATTCACCCACAGGACGAAGTGAATGCGGCGAAGCTTGCAATAGGGTGTGGACGAGAATCAGTTCTCTATTTAAGCGTGCCACCCTCGGCCAATGGCAATGTGAAAATCGCATTCGACGACGCGGCGCTGACGCGTCAGAAATGGAACGCGTTTTCAGACGGCGAAGCGATTGGTCCAATCGGCCACCCAGCGGAGAAGAGGCTTCTTGCCCAGATGCTGAAGGCCAAGACTTTCAAGTTTGAGTTTACTCTCAAGGATGGATCGACTCAGCTTGCAACCTTCAACCTGGTGGACCTCAACTCCATCTTCAATCATGAGCCGGTTTGCACGTCCTGGTCGTAGACAAGCCGCCGCTCATGCCGCGCTGGGCCAGCAAAAGATTTCAGCGACTGGCCCCAAACCAAGCTCACGGTTCCTAGGCATTACCCCGCCCTGAGCGATGATGCCTTCGCTCGTCTGACGCCACACCTCATTCAAACTTTCATTGCTCATCGGCCTGGCCTTGCGCCTTGCAGGCGGGCCTTCCACACGCCCGTCATTCCGGGACCTTGCGCATTTATTCCGCGGAGAAATAAACGATGCCGGACAATCTTATCCAAATCGGAGTTGAGGTCGATCTGAAGAAGCTCACGACCGCCCTGGCGGAAAGCAAGACCGCGGTGCAAGAGCATACCGATGACATGGCCAAGCAGTTCAAGAAACTGGCCAAGGAATCTCAGACCGCCCTTGATGATCTGAAAAAAACCGCGAAATTGTCCGGCCTGGAAATTTCCGATTCAATGACCGGGGTCCTGGAACAGGTGCCAAAGGTAGCACAGGGTCTCTCAGCCCTTTTTAGCGGAGGCGGCATCCTTGCATTTATTGGCGTCTTGATCGGAGTGGCAACAGCGCTCAAGGGACTCTATGAGGATGTGATCGCACTCAAGGGCGCTAAAGAGGAATGGCAGGAAATCAACAAGAAACTTGCGGACTCTGAGGACTCCCTGCAAGCCAAGCTGCGCAAGGACGCGATTGAGTATGTCCGCCTCACCCGGGGCCAGGCCGCCGCCGCTCACCTGGCGCTCAAACTGGCAGATAAAGAGCTGGTTGAAATTTCCAAAAACGTTGATCAGATTCTCGCCGGAAAAAAGGTCGACAAACTTTCCGAAGGCCTCAGAAAAGACCTGGAGGCCCTGAAGCATTTTACTTTTGCCGAGCTCCCCGGAAAAATCCACGATGTCGACGAAGCGATAAAACGGGCCGACGGCAATGTAAAGAAACTCAATGATAGATTCCTTAAAATCGCGGGCTTCGCCCCCGCATTTGGCGATCTTGGGAACGCTGTACTTGCGTACTTTGGCGCATCCGTAGAGAAAGCCGAAGGAGAACGCAAGGCCCTCCAGGGAATCAGGGAGGAGCTAAAGCTTACCGAGAGAGATCACAAGGAAGAAACGACAAATGACAAACTCGCAGCCGCCAGGTTGGACGCAGAGCAGCAAATCCATGGGTTCAAGGAGAGGCTGCAGAAGCAGAAAGACGCTCTTGACGCCTTTCATACCATGTCGACACAGGCTGAAGTCAAGTACTGGGACGACATCATTGCAACCCACAGGGTCAAAGGGAAGAACCTGGAGGAGATCCGGCAGCTGCGCTGGGAAGCGCAAAAAGAAGTCGCCAGGAAGGGCCTTGAGGATGAGGTTGCAGCAGTCGAGAAAAACGTAGCCGCGGAAAAAAACGGCTCGCAGGAGCGCGTCCAGATCCTCAATAACGAAATCGCGCAAATGGAGGCACATCGCCAGAACGAAACGGCCGAGTACAAGCACATGGTCGAGGAGAAAGACCGTGCCGTCCAGGATGCAACCAGGAAGGAATTCAAAGATGAAGTACAGGCAGTCCAGGAGCAGGCAAAAGCATACAAGGCCGGCTCGGCGGAGCGCGTCAAGATCTTCCACGATGAAGTTGAGAAACTGAAGAGCGAAAAGAAAACCGACACTGACGAATTTAAACGACTGGTCGCCGAAGAGAGCCAGGCGGAACGCGACCTGGCCAAAGTGTTTGAGAATGTGGCCGAAACCGAACGCAAGAGCCGAACGGACCACGAGGAGGCGCTCAAGAAACAGGACCTGGCTCAATTGGAGTTTGAACGCCAGCTAGGCCAAACCAGCGAAGCGCAATACGAAAAGCTGTTGCTCGACCGGATCACCGTTGCCTACCAGGCCGAACTGAAGGAACTTGAGATCAAGAAACGTCTCTACCAGCAGGACCCCCTGGAGTTTGCCAAGGTCAAAGCGGCGATCATCAAACTGAATGACAAATACCACGCCGACATCGAAAAGGCGGACCAGAAAGCCTATCTGCGGCAAAAGGCTGCGTTTGATAAGTACTTCAGCCAGATCAGTTCCAGCTTTACCAGTGAACTCAACAGCTGGATCCAGGGCACGGAAACCATTGCGCAGGCATTCTCCAAGATGTTCCAGTCCATGATCATGTCCCTGGTCAATTACATGGAACAGAAGGCCATGACGATGCTCGAGGACTGGCTTTTTGAAAAACTCTTCATGCATAAGAAAGCTGCCGGCACAATCTCCTCGGCTGCGGCACAGACGTTTGCGAACGCATTTGCCGCCTCCGCTTCCACCGGGTTAGCTGGTCTTGCAGCGGCCCCTGGCGTGGCCGCCGGCGCCGCGGCGACCGTGACAGCCGGAGCAACAGCAATCCTGGGCGTGGGTGACTCGTCCGCCGGGGGGCAGTGGATCGTGCCCCAAGATCAACTCAACTTTGTCCATAAGAACGAAACGATTCTTCCCGCCGGCATCGCCAGTGGGCTGCGCAACATGATTGAAAACGGCGGCGGCGGTGGCGGTGATGTTCATGTCCACTTCAACGTGAATGCCATCGACTCGGCGTCGTTCAAAGACACTGTCGGGAAGCATGGACACATGATCGGCGAGTTGGTCACCAAAGCGCTGAAGAAAAAAGGTATCAAGTAAAGCCATCGCCGGAATTGCCAAACATCTGGTAATTGCCAGAATTGAAAAGCGGCAAGACAGCTTTTCCAATTCCGGCGATGTTGGCATTACTGGCGATTTTGGCAATCATCTGTGCTCAATATTTCCCATAAAAAAGGTATCAAGTGAGCAATCTTCTCTTCCCCAAAATTCGCGGGCTGGCTTGGGACATCACCAAGACGCCCACCTTCAGCACGGAAATTCAGGAGTCGCTGGCCGGGCGCGAAGTGCGCATCCAGAACTTCCAGAACCCGATCTGGGAGTTCACGCTGCACTACGAGTTCCTGCTGAACGATCCTAAATTTCGCGATGAAAATGAACAGACTCCGCTGGAAACTCTGGTTGGGTTTTTTCTGGCCCGCGGCGGACAGTTCGATGATTTCCTGCTGAACCAAACCGACCTTACGGGACGCCTGGAAGATTCCGTCTACTCCGGTCAGCCTATCGGCGCCGGCGACGGCGTGAACAAGCTGTTTCCGATCGTGCGTAACGTAGGCGGCTTTCTGGAGGCGGTGCAGAACCCGGCCAATCAAAGCGCTATCGTATACGTGAACGGAACGCCGAAGGTCCAGGGCACGGACTATACCATCGGCAATGGAATTGTGGGCTTCACTACGGCCCCGCCCGGAGGCCAGCCGGTCACCGCCGACTTTACTTTTCTGCACCGTGTCCGCTTTGATGCCGGCTCGTCGCGCGGCGGCAAAGAAGGCATTGAGTTCAACAATTTCTATTTCAATCTGTATGAGTGCAAAGAAGTGCAGTTGATCAGCGTGAGGAAGTAGATCGCCGGAATTGCCAAAATCTGGTAATTGCCAAAATTGAAAGCAGCAAGCGCTTTTCAATTTCGGCGATTTTGGCATTGCCGGCAATTGTGGCAATTCTTATGAAAACCCCTACTAACATCGGCAGTAACGTCTTGTCCATGTGGTTGCAGACCGCAACTGAGATCCGCATGGCCGATCTCTACACCATCACGCTAAAAGCCGGGACCGTGCTGCGCTATACCACCTGGGACACCAACCTGGTGGTGTCCGGAAATACTTTTCTTACCGGACCGCCGAACATCGCCCGCACGGCCATTGAAGAAAAACTGGGCATGGACATAAGCACCATCGACGTCACCATTACGGCCAGCCTCGCCGATTTGCTGAACGGCGTACCGGTCCTGCAGTCCATTGGCTTGGGATTGTTTGACGGAGCTGCCTTCAAGATCGAGCGCTTATTCATGGATGCGACGGGCCAGCAGATCGGCACGGTAATTCGTTTTGCCGGTTTCATCGGCGCGGTTGACGAACTAACGCGCAGCTCGGCCAAACTGCAAATTGAATCCGGGACCAAGTTGCTCCAGATGGACCTGCCGGCGATCCTCCTGCAACCCGCCTGCACCAACACGCTCTTCGACGCGCGGTGCACGCTGGTGAAAACGAACATGCTGCAATTCTCAGAGCAGGTCGACAACCCGGCGTGGATCCTGACAAATTTATCGGTTACGCCCAACGCGACCGTGGCGCCCGATGGAACATCGAACGCTGACAAAATTACTCGCGTTGCCACAGTCACCACGGAAGCTTCGGCAACGCAAACCAGGATCGCCGTTGCAGCCGGCACGCCACTGACGATGTCATGCTATGCCAAGGCAGGAACGGCAGGAGCATTCCTGGACCTGCGACTGATCTACGTGGACCCCACACCTCCTAGCAGCGTGGTTGCCTTCGATCTAACGAATGGGATCATCGCATTTACCGGATCGTCGTACACGGGCAAAGCTTCCATAGTTGCCGTCGGGAACGGATGGTATCGATGCTCGATCACCGGCTCCGCGGTGGCATCGCCCGCGGCAAACCGCGCGGACATCGGCGTTACCACCAGCAGCATCGGAGGCCTGGGCGGCGCGGCGGGTGACTTCATCTATGTCTGGGGCGCGCAGCTTGAACTTGGCCCGACGGCCACGTCCTACACAAGCACTACAACCTCGGGCGCTTCATTCTCCGAGTGGAACGTCGTGCAGTCCGCAACGGCGAACAAGATCATCTCGCTTTCCGCGAAGCCTGACGCCTATTTTGACAATGGCCAGCTCGCTTTTATCACCGGACCAAACGCCGGATTGGTCAAGGCAATCAAGACATTTCTGGGCCAGCAGTTCACATTCAATTCTCCGCTGCCGTTTCCCCCGAATGCCGGCGACACCTTCATCGCGTATCCGGGATGCGATAAGACACAGTCGACCTGCACGAACAAGTTCGGCAACCTGGTGAACTTTGAAGGCATGCCGTATGTCCCGGTGCCGGAAACAGCGATCTAAACCATAACCACAGAGGGCACAGAGGAACACAGAGAGAAACAATGGCATCAGGCGCTATGACGCACTATCGTTTTCTCTTTTTCCTCTCTTTGTTCTCTGTGTCCTCTGTGGTGAAAGAGTTTTATGCCATTGACTGACGAACAACGTCGCAACATCGTGCGCGCGGCCCGGGAGTGGCTGGGCACTCCTTACCATCACCAGGCGCGCGTCAAGAAAGCCGGCGCGGATTGCGCCATGTTTCCGCTGGCGGTCTATCAGGAATGCGGTGTGCTTCCACGAGATTTCGACCCGCCGCAATATTCCATGCAATGGCACCTGCACCGGTCGGATGAGATGTACCTGAAGACCATCGAGCCGTTCGCGCAGGAAGTCCCCGCGGACGTGAGCAGCGCAGCCGGATGGCGTCCGTCGTCCGCGGATTTTGTCGTCTTCAAATTCGGACGCGCCTTTTCTCACGGCGCGATCGTGGTGGAGTGGCCAATCATTATCCATAGCTACATCCCCCACGGCGTCCAACTGGGCGACGCGCTGCGCGACGGCGAGATGATTGGACGTGAGATTAAGTTTTTTGAAGTGAGAACGTGAAAGGCGTAAATGGCTTCGTAGGTACTCTTCACTTCAGTTGTTCATGAAACATCTATCGCGCTTTAACACCGTGTGAGCCGGGCGACCCCCTTGGGGTTGTGGCACAGGCACTCTTGCCTGTGCTGAAGTGTCCTTCTTGAGAATGCAATCACCGGCAGGAGTGCCGATGCCACACACACCACACCAAAGCCAATTCATACACGTAGGAACCAACCGACATGGGAATGCTAGGCGGAAAAGGCGGCGGCAAGAATGCTCTCGCGGCAAAACCGAACTTGCTGAGCGCGCTACGCATCCAGACCAGCTCGTACGGCCAGGTGATTCCGATTCTTTACGGCCAGAACCGCATCGCGGCACGGTTAATCTGGGCGGGCGATTTTACGGCGATCCCGCACACGTCCACCACCAAGGTCGGCGGCAAAGGCCTGGGATCGGGCGGCGGCAACGCTATCACCAACACCACGTACACATATCAGACAGCCGTCGCGATGGCGCTCTGCATGGGGCCGATCGTCAATATTCAAAACGTCTGGGACACCAAGGGCCGGCTCACTCTGGTTACCAACACGGTGCCGTATATGGTGCCTGGCGGTGGTGGCGGGTTCCAGGTAACTCCGCCCGCCTCCGGCGTGTTCAAGATGCATACCGGCGTGAGCCGAAATGATGCATACAGCCTGGCCAACACCGATTTCGGCTCTGATGCGCCAACCAAAATCACTGGCGCCAGCAATGCTTCTCCGATCAGCATCACCGATGTTGCTCACGGCTACATCACAGGGCAAACGGTATCGATCTCCGGTGTAGGCGGAAACACGGCTGCCAATGGGATCTGGGTCATCACCAAGACGGGCGCCAACACTTTTACGTTGAATGGCACTACGGGTAACGGAGCTTACACATCGGGCGGTACGGCTTCGCTCGCGTTCTCCGGCAACCAGCAGACGCCGATGGCGCTGGTCGGCGGCTCGCCCGGCGCGGGACAGTATACGCAATCCGGCTCCACCTTTAATTTTTCCCCGTCTGACGCCGGCAAGGTGATGACGATCACCTATGTTTACTCTGTACCGGATTCAAATTCAAATGGTGATCCTGCGCAAAAACTTAGTCTGACATTGTTCACCGGTACGCGGCCGCAGACACCCTGGAGCTATCTGACTTCCGCGCATCCCGGCCAGGACCTGGGCTACAACGGCATTGCGTATGTAGCGTCCTCCAACATGGACCTGGGCGAAAGCGGGACCATGCCGAACCTGAGCTTTGAAGTTCTGGGCGCGCTGCCGTTCGGCGGCGGCATAACCGATGCCGAACCTTCGTCGATCATCGCCGACCTGCTGGGCAATCCTTTCTATGGTCTTGCCGGCACAGTCACTCCTGGCGACCTCACGCAGTACCGAAAATTCTGCACCGCCAACGGACTCTTCCTTTCTCCCGTGCTCGACGCGCAGAAAACCGCCGCAGCGTGGATCCAGGAATTACTTGACGTCACCAACGCCGCGGCAGTGTGGAGTGAAGGCGTTCTGAAAATTATTCCGTACGGCGACACCACGGTCGTGAACAATGGCGTCACCTTTATTCCCAACACGCAACCTATCTATGACCTGACCACCGCGGACCTTCTGAGCCAGGTGGTGGTCAAGCGCCCAAGCGTTGCCGAAGTGATGAACGCGGTCAGCGTGGAGTGGGTCAATCGCGCCAACGACTACAACGTGGACGTAGCCGAAGACAAAGACGACGCCATGATCGCCCTGTACGGTCTGCGCAAAGCCCAGCCGATGCAGGCCCACTCCATCACCACGAAAGAAGTGGCCAAATTCGCCGCGAACCTGCTGCGTAAACGCTCGGTGGAGATTCGCGCCACCTACACGTTCAATCTGGGCTGGCAGTTCAACCTGCTTGAGCCCATGGACCTGCTCACGCTTACCATCCCGGAATTGGGATACAACAAGAAGCCGGTCCGCATCACCGCCATGCGCGAAGACGAAAATGGCACCATCCAGATTGATGCGGAAGACTTCCCCTGGGGCACGGCCACGCCAACGCTCTACCCGCACCAGCCGGGCGCCGGATTCGTCCCTCAGGCCAACGCGGACCCGGGCGCGGTGAATGCTCCGGTGATCTTTGAAGCCAATGACCGGCTTTCCCTGACCGGTAACTATGAAGTGTGGATTGGTGCATCCGGCGGTCGGACAAACTTATTGCTGAAGTCAGAACAATTCGACGATGCCGCGTGGACCAAGAGCAACGTCACCAGCGTGACAGCAAATTCTGTGGTCGACCCATTGGGCGGGACCACGGCGGACGCGGTGGTATATTCAACGCTCAGCACAGAAACAGCCGTCGGGCAATTGGTCACGCCTCCATTGTCACCCGCAAATCGGCCCTTCACATTCAGCTGCTGGCTCAAGGCCGCGTCTGGATCGCCCACCATCAACATGCTAATTGAAGATCAGGCGTTTGGCCGCGCCGATGTTGGGAGTTGTCAGCGCGGGACTGGTGGCCAGAACAACCGCGCCTGATCCTGTGGTTCCATTGCTCAAGTCAGCCGCTGCCGGCTGTGAGGCTACGGGAACACCCGAAGTAGAAATGGAATTGATCCACTGATGCGACACGGCCGCGAACGACTGCACGCCACCCAGAGTTGCCGCGCTGGGATTGGGCAACTGCGCTCCGGTCGCTGTACCGCTGATGTCGGCAAACGACGGTTGCGACGCCGCGGGAACGCCGGAAGTGGAAACAGAATTGATCCACTGATGTGACACGGCTGTGAACGACTGCACGCCGCCCAAGGTGGTTGCGCTGGGATTGGGTAACTGCGATCCGGTCGCTGTACCGCTGATGTCGGCAAATGACGGCTGCGATGCCGCGGGAACACCGGAAGTGGAGATCGAGTTGATCCACTGATGTGAAACGGCCGCGAACGACTGCACGCCGCCCAGCGTCGATGCAGTGGGATTCGGAAGCTGCGAGCCGCTGAAAGTTCCAGTGAGTCGCGCCGTCGGAACAGTGCCGGACTGAAGTGTGCCGGTTACGTCCACAGTCCATAGATCGGCGGTGTTGGCAAAGTTGCGGAAGCGCTCAAAGTTTCCCGTGGGCGAAGTGTCGGTGGCGCGCTTGCCGGAGATGGCGTCATTGCCATTGGCAGCCTGGTTGAGCGTGGCATTGCTGGCGGTGAAAGAGGACGGAGCAAACGTCATCGCGCCGGTAACACTCAGATTGCCGTTGATGGTCAGATTGCCCATGGTCGCGTTCGTGGACGGCGTGGTGGTAGTTGTGACCGTGGGCGCATAATTATCAAAATTGAAAGCGGCCCCGGCAAAAGCAACCTGGGTGTAACGCAGAACTTCCTGACCGGTGCTTGAGTCCCTGACGGTGATTCGGTAGTAGATCCCCGCGGGCTGCGTGTTGGCCGGATTCGGCACAGTGAATGAAGCCACTGCGCCGTTGGTCACCGGAGAGCAGTACTGCCGCCGAAGCGCCTGGCCTCCACCGCCGATCTGAAAGCTGATGATCTGGTCAGCCTGATCGGTGGCCTGAAAACAGAGTTGGCCCGAGGCAAGCCTGGAGCCGTTAATGTCCTGTATGTTCGACGCAGTGACGGTCGCAAGATTCTGCGCGTAAACACTGAACGAGAACCCAAGAGACAGGCACACGAATGCGAAGAGTGAGCGTAGCTTTTTCAAAGTTGTCTCCTGAAGATTTGCAGGGGGTGCGGCGAAAGGTGTTACCCCGTCGTTATATGGCCGGCAGTATCCGGCCAATATCGCCAGAGCCGCCGTCACCGGAATCACCCTGGCCGCCAGTGCTTCCGCCAGTGTTGCTTGAATTGACAGTGATAGTAGCGCTAATTCTCATCTGTCCGCGGCCGACGGCCTGAACATAATTGTTGTAATTGCGCCAGGCACGATGGGTTCCAGAGTTGAAGTCGTAGCTCACCCAATAAACCGTGGTAGTTTGCGGAGATGCTCCCGTCTCTTCCACCATGGTGATGGTCTGCGCGGGAATTGTGCGCGTGGTCTGGTCTTTTTTCCATGTCGTATAAGAGGTCCCGACTCCACCGGGGCCATAGACGCGGATGCTGTCATCGCTCCCGCTGACAAAGATGGAATCAACAGTGGCATTGTTCGCCGGCGGATCGCCGATATTGCCGAACGAACCGTTGAAAGCGAAGCTATAGGCCGTGGCGCTCGCCAACGATTGCTCCATCAACCCGAACTTATTAAAACTGGTGAATTTGAAATAAATTGTTGTGCCGACCAGGGTGGGGTCGGCTTCCCAGACGAAGACCCCGTCATCCAGGCGGAGGAAAGCAGCGCCTGCGGCGTGCGTGTTGACGGGCGAACCAAATACGCCGCGCCGAAGCCGGGTGGCAAGGTTGTAATGGAATGCGCTAGTGAGCGAGGCCGTTTGGAAGCTGATCAACTCGCCATCAACGTAGCACAGCGTGCGGAAGTTATCGGCGTCAGAAGCGGTGCCGCCATTCAGGATGCCCGTAGATTTGGCAACATCCACGGACAGTGTGTGCGTGGTGTCGGGGTCCGCGCTGGAAGACAGTAGAGCCGTGAGCACGCCCATGCGCGAAGGGCCGTACATTTTTCCAGCCTGTGCATAGGTCGCGTTGTCTGGAGAAACCCAAACCGAGCAGCCGCCCCAATTCGGAGAGGCCACCGTGACCGATGCAGCGGTAGTAGGGATGTAGCTGGATGGCGAGGAGGCCTGCTCCAGTTGCGCGCCCCAATAGTGATAGGCGATGGAGGTTGACGAAGGGTTATAGAGGAAACATCTAATGCCTGTCGCACTGGCCGCCGCCGTGTTTGTTACTGAGAATCTCTGCCATGTCTGGTTCAATGTGAATGCGGTGTTGGCGATCACAGCACCGGTACAACGCACACGTTTGCGAACCAGGCCGCGCCCGCCAATCCGCCCGCCAACAACATTGTGCTCTACGGTGACACCGCCACGGGCAACATCACGTGCCGCAACGCCTCTGGTGGAAGCTGCCTTACGGCCGCGGCGGCGGCCCCCTTCATCAGCAGCAACACGAATCCGGCAACCACGGGAGTCCTGCGCGCCACTTCCACCGACATCGCTATCGCCTTCCGCAACAACGCCAACAGCGCGGACATCGCGGCGCTCACCAAGAATGCGAGTGACGTTGTCACCGTGGGCGGCAGCGCGGGCATCGCAACTCCCGGTCCGGTGAGCGCGTCAGAAATCGCGGCGCCTTCCGGAGTTGCGGCTGTGGACCTCCTGTGGGGTGATTCCACTGCTCATCGTCTGAAGATGAACAACAATAACGCTGGTGCGGATTCCGTTGTAGGCGCCGCTACAACCGATACTTTCACCAACAAGACGATCGACGCCGAAGCAACCGGCAACAGCATCACACATCCGGTAAAACTGTGGTACCAATCGGCTGGCTGCCAAAACAACGCACCCACCGGTTACTGGGACATGGGCGCCAGCTCTATTCCCGTGGCTGTTTGCGTGAATGGCGCCAACGTGATCAAAGGTCTGCTCCGTTACACGGCCAACGGACAAGCCGCGCAGGTCCACTACGAAATGCCCGGTGACACCAAGGCCGGCGGGACACTTGACATCAATCTCGTCTGGACAACCGGCACTGTTTCCGGCACGGTCCAGTGGGCCGTCGATTCCGCGTGCACCTCGATCGGCTCCATCGATGATCCCGCGTGGTCGGCGTTGTGGGCGCCGGCAACTTCTACCGCGTCCGCCACGGCGAATGCGATGAACTCCGCTTCTGTCACCGGTCTTACCGCTCCTTGTTCCGCCGGACAAATCATGCAGTTGCGGCTCAGGCGCGTGGACACCACCGGCACCGCCACGAATGCTGATGTGTTCGGCATGGAAATCACGTATCGCAGAACAAAGTAGAGCGCATTTCATAGTCCAGCGCGAGGTCCATTCCATGAAAGCAATTCTTCGAATCTGTGTCTTTGTTTCGCTCAGCTTGGTCTCGCTCAGCTTGCTCGCCACGGCGCAAGAGGTAAGGCGCCCGTCAACGGACGCAGACAGCGGAAACAACGGGCAGTGCAGCGCAGGAACAAACACGGCATCGAGTTCAATGGCGAATGCGCACGATGCAAGCGGCCTTTCCACGGCTGATTCCCTTTCGAACAATACCGGCCAGTTCAACGAGAGCAGGATCTTTTCTTCCTGGGCCTCTGCCAGCGGTGGTTACAGCTCTCTGAATTTGAAAGTCAACTCATTGTGCTCCGTTACCGGCAACATCGGCTCCCAGGAAAGCAATTGCGCCATCAGGTATTCGACTAATAGTGGTTCCACCTGGACGGTAGTCCGCTCTTCGACAACCGCCTCCTCCGGGACTGGATGGTCGCAGGGAACAGACAGCGTGAGCTTGTCTCCGGGGCAATCGCTCAGCGCTTTGCGAGTCGATGTCTGTCTGACTGTAGGCGACGGCTTTGGCTTTGGCATTATCGAAGTCTGGGACATCTGGACTGAAGGAATTCTCATTCCACCGCCGGCAGCGCCAACCAGCTTGTCCGTAACGCCCGCAGCCAACGGGCTTTCCAACGGGCTCGCCTGGACGGACAATGCCGGCGTCAACGCAACGTCCTACCAGATCAACAAGTGCGCGGGCGCCTCGTGTGCGCCCACTTCGTATTCCACCGGGCTGGCTTCCGGCTCCACCTCCTTCAATGACGCGTCCGGAGTCAGCCCTGGAACAATCTACGGATATCAGACCTGTGCGGTGAACTCCGGCGGCACAAGCTGCTCGACAACAACATTTGCCACTACGCCGTCGGCCCCGGCTGCGCCATCGGCCTTGTCATTGAGTTTTTCCAACACGTCCATTACCGCAAGCTGGACGAACAACGCCGGCAATGCAACCAGCAACATCCTGCAGAGATGCCTTGGCGGCGGCTGCACGCCGGCCGATTTCGTAACGCTCGGTCCCAGCATCACCACATTCACTGATACCGCGGTCAACCAGAAATCTTCTTATACCTACAACGTGGTGGCTTCCAATGCTGTTGGCCGTTCCGCCGGAGCGGGGACAAAAACCATCATCGGCCTTGGACATCAGGACGGCCACACGAACCACAAAATTGCCCAGTAACGTAGGTGGAAGAACAGCGTTGATGGAAGAGCAGCCCCAGCCCATGCCTTCAGGCGTGGGCGAGCGAAGCGAATGGGCCGCGTAAAGGTCTATTAGACGACGGGCTTTAGAGCAGTTTCACTGTAAGCGTGAACCAGAAAAATGTGGCACAAGCACTCTTGCCTGTGCGAAAGTGTTCTTCTTGAGAATGCAAGCACCGGCAGGAGTGCCGGTGCCACAATCCAGGCCTTTCACGGTCCTACAGGGCCGTCTTCGACTCTGTCCTTCGTGCTGCAAGCGCAAAGACTAACAGGAGATCCTTTTGAGAAAGTTTTTTTCACTCTTCGCGTTCGTGTGTCTGTCACTTGGGATCGCGCTCACTGCGCGCGCGCAGAACCTTACCACCGTGAGCGCGTCGAACATACAGGACATCAACGGTTCCAAGCTCGCCGCCGGCCAACTCTGCTTTCAAGCCACGGACCAGTCGGACCAGATCATCAGTTTCCAGATCGGCGGAGGAGGCCAGGCGCTCCGTCGCCAATATTGTTCTCCGGTGACCAATGGCGTGGCAACGTCATTCACCGTGCCGAATCCGGCCAACACGCAGCCATCCGGGACCGTCTACCGCGTTACTATCAGGGACTCGAGCACCGGCCTGGAAGTTCTACGCTACACGCAGGTCGCGTTCACCGGCGCGACTTTCAACTTTGATAATTTTGCGCCTGCGCTTCCAACCTTCACCGGCGCCGCGAGCAACACAACCGTAGGTAATCTGAACATCACCGGCGCGTTGAGCGCGACTGGCTCCATGTCATTCACGCCGTCGGCATTTACGGCCGCCAATGCCATCATGAATCAGGGGGCCAATGGCAATGACGCCATCTTTGGTAAGCGCGCTACGGACACTTCACCCACGGGAAATTTTCTGCGCTTCCGCAACTTCGCCAATTCCGCCGACCTTTGGACCGTGGACGTAACCGGCACGCTCCAGGCCGGCTCTGTTCCGGTTGCGCGACTCAGTGGAATAATCAGCGCTGCACAGCTTCCCGCGCCCACCGCATCAACGCTGGGCGGCGTGCAGTCGTTCACCGCTCTATCTCATCAGTGGATCAACTCCATCTCCACTTCCGGTGCCGCCGCCGCGTCGCAGCCATCGTTTGCCGACATCAGCGGCACGGCAATCCCCGCACAGTTGCCGAATCCCAGCGCGTCGACTCTGGGCGGCGTTCAGTCCTTCACCGCTCCGTCTCATCAGTGGATCAGCTCTATTTCCACGTCCGGCGTTCCCGCAGGATCGCAGCCATCGTTTGCCGACATCAGCGGCACGACAATCCCCGCACAATTGCCCAATCCCAGCTCATCGACTCTGGGCGGCGTGCAGTCCTTCGCGGCTGTCTCCCATCAGTGGATCAATTCCATTTCGACAGTGGGTGTTCTCGCGACGTCACAGCCCGCGGCGGCTGATCTGAGCAACGGAACCACAGGATCAGGAACCACGCTTCTAGCCAGCAGCCCGATCCTGGTTACACCGAATCTTGGCGCCGTTACCGGCACGACGCACACGTTTGTAAATCAGGTTGCGCCTGCAACTCCCTCCGTCGGCAGCATTGTGCTTTACGGTGACAGCGGCACCGGCAACATTACTTGTCACAACAGCTCCGGCGGCAACTGCCTGATCGCCACGGCGAGTGCTCCGTTCACAAGCGCCAGCGCAAGCCCGGCGACAACAGGAGTCCTGCGGGTATCGACCGGCGATACCGCCATCGCGTTCCGGAACAACGCCAACTCCGCTGACATCGCCGCATTGACCAAGACCACCAGCGATGTAATCACGGTCGGCGGCAGCGCGGGAATCACAACGCCAGGACCGTTAACCATCGGAGCAACCGACGCAGGGTTTTCCCGCACCGCCGCCGCAATCCTGGCCGTCGGCAACGGCACGGCAGGCGATAGCAGCGGTACGCTGAAAGCTCTGAGCATTACATCGAACACACATGCGTTTGTGAACCAGGCCGCGCCGGCCAATCCTTCGGCAGGCAACATCGTGCTCTATGGTGACAGTAGCACCGGCAATCTCACGTGCCGTACCACCTCCGGCGGAAGCTGTTTCACTGCCTCAACGACCGCTCCCTTCATCAGCGGCAGCGCGAACCCGGCAGCGACGGGAATTTTGCGCGTAGCTTCGGGCGATAGCGCCGTCGTCTTCCGGAACAACGCCGGCGCGTCTGACGTGATTGCGTTGAGCAAGACCACGAGTGACCAGGTGTCCATCGGCGGCAACGCGGGAGTGGCGATCACCGGCGCGACGAGCATCGCAGAAACAGCAGCGCCTTCCGGGGCCGCAAGCCTTGACGTTCTGTGGAGCGACTCCTCCGCGCATCGATTAAGAATGAACAACAATAATGCCGGAACAGATTCGGTGGCCGGCGCCGCCACAACCGATACGTTCACCAACAAATCGATCGACGCCGAGGCAAGCGGAAATAGCATCACGCAGCCAATGAAAATCTGGTACCAGGCGGGCGGCTGCCAGAACAGCGCATTCACCGGCTACTGGGACCTGGGCGCCACGTCCATTCCCGCCGCTGTGTGTGTGGCCGGCGCCAACGTGGTCAAAGGCCTGCTGCGGTATACAGCCAACGGACAAACCGCCCAGTTCCACTATCAAATGCCGTCAGACACCAAGACCAGCGGATCGATGGACATCAATCTCCTCTGGACGACCGGCACGGCTTCCGGAACCGTGCAGTGGGCCGTCGACGCCACTTGTACGTCGATCGGCTTCACCGACGATCCGGCATGGTCCGCGTTGTGGACGCCCGCGATTTCGACCGCGTCTGCAACCGTCAACGCGATGAACCTGGTTTCCATCACCGGCCTGACAGCGCCTTGTTCCGCCGGACAGATCATGCACCTGCGGCTCAAACGCGTGGACACCACCGGCACCGCAACCAATGCTGATGTCTACGGCGCAGAAATCACTTTTCGCCGGACGCAGTGATCCGAGGCCGTTGCCGCTCTTAATATTTTCGCTCGCGCGGGCTGCACATGCCGTCGATGGCAGCTTTGGTCCACATCCATTCATTTTTCGCGTCTTCCACTTTGCTCATCACCCCTGAGCGGAAGACGAACAGGAGATACCTTTTGAAAAAGCCGCTCTCACTCTTCGCGTTCGTGTGCCTGTCTCTCGGGTTCACGCTCACGGCATGCGCGCAGAATCTTACGACGGTAAGCGCGTCGAACATACAGGACATCAACGGCGTAAAGCTTGCCTCCGGCCAATTATGTTTTCTCATCACCGATCAAAATGATGTTCCTCTCTCCGCGCAGATTGGAGGAGGAGGCCAGGCCCTGCGTCGCGGATACTGCACGCCGATTGTGACCGGCGCCGTGACATCGTTCACCGTTCCGAACCCGGCCAACACGCAGCCCGCCGGAATTTACTATCGCATCACCGTGAAGGACACAACGACCGGGCAGGAGGTCCTGCGCTACCTGCAGGTTGCCTTTACCGGCGCAACGTTCAACTTTGACAATTACGCGCCTACGTTTCCGTCATTCATCGCACCGGCATCGAACGGAACCGTGGGCAACCTGACCATCAACGGCAACCTGAGCGTCACCGGCGCGATGACCGTTACTCCGTCCGCATTCACGGCCAGCAACGCCACCATCAATCAGGCAGCCAACGGCAATGACGCCATCTTCGGCAAGCGCGCCACGGACACCTCACCCACGGGAAATTTTGAGCACTTCCGCAACTTCGCCAACAGCACAGACCTGTGGACCGTGGATGTGACCGGCACTCTTCAGTCCGGCATCATTCCTACAGCGCGACTCAGTGGAACATTTAGTGGCGCGCAGCTTCCGAATCCCAGCCCGACGACGCTCGGCGGCGTTGAGTCGTTCGCGGCGGTGGCCCATCAGTGGATCAACTCCATTTCCACTTCCGGCGTTCCCGCGGGATCGCAGCCGGCGGCAGCCGACCTGAGTAACGGGACCACGGGATCAGGCGCCGTGGTTCTGGCGACATCTCCTGCGCTGGTCACACCGAACATCGGCGCCGCGATCGGCAGCACGCATACGTTTGTGAACCAGGCCGCGCCGGCGAGTCCTTCCGCCGGCAATATTGTGATCTACGGTGACAGCGGTACCGGCAACCTCGCGTGTCGCAACAGCGGCGGCGGAAGCTGTCTTGCGTCCAGCGCTCCATTCATCAGCGGCGGCGCGAACCCGGCGGCGACGGGGGTCCTGCGCGTAGCAACCGGCGACACGGCCATCGCTTTCCGCAACAACGCCAACACCGCGGACATTGCCGGGCTGAGCAAGAACACGAGCGACATTGTCTCCGTCGGCGGCAGTGCGGGAATCACAACGCTCGGCCCGCTCACGCTAGGCGCAACCGATGCCGGGCTTTCCCGCACCGCGGCTGCCAGTGTGGCTGTCGGCAACGGTACAGCCGGCGACAGTAGCGGCACCCTGAGCGCCACAACCTTGGCCTTACCCGCAACCGGGCTGCTTAAATTCGGAACGAACGTAGGAATATCGACCACCGGTTCTCCGTTCGTCTCGTTTGGTAATGGTACCCAGGGCAACACGGGAGCAGTCTTAGGAGCGGCAGGCGCTCAGTTCAACTTTGCGTCGACAAGCGGTGCTGATCTTGGCGTAGGCGCGCTCGGTGTATATGCCCTGGGATCGAATGGCGTGCGGGGCTGGACTTCAGGCGCAGCAAATCTCGCAACCGATACGGGCCTGTCACGCATCAGTGCCGGCGTTGTGGCGCTGGGAAATGGAACGCAAGGCAACGTGGGCGGTGAGCTGCGCTCCACCAGAATCGCTGCAACCTACAACGCCGCGGGAACTCTGCAAACGTCCGTTCATATCATTGAAGACACGTGCACGCTGGGGAGCAATTGCGCCGTGACGCTGACCGGCGCGGCGGCGTTCACCAGTTCGTCCAGCTATCGCTGCACCGCCACCGACGCAACCGCAGCCAATGCGGTCCGCGTGAACCAGGCTTCTGGAACAAGCGTAACGTTCACCGGAACCGGAACGGACGTAATCAATTTTGTCTGCGTAGGAAACTAGAGGGCCATTGGTGGAAAGATGGCCCTTAGGGTTATGAACAAACCCTACACCCCTTGTGTGGCGCCAGCACTCCTGCCGGTGCTTGCATCCTCAAGAGGGACACCTTGGGACAGGCAGGAGTGCCTGTCCCACATAAACAAGATTTTCCAAAGGTACCCCATGAATTTCGATTTGACATTTCACACCGCAGAACTAGTAACGATCATGACGGCTGCCGCTTACGTGATCCGCGCCGCCAATCGCGTGTTTACCGTGCTGAAGGACTTCCCTCCACATCGCCATATCAACGGCTCCATTGTTTATCCCGAAGGATACGAGCCGACCGTGGTTCAACACCTCTTTCCGGACAAGCGCAACGGCGCCGGAGCGCCAAACTGAAAACTCATCTGGAGGAACGCATCGCCATGTCTGATTTCTCACTCGCATTCACCCACACCATGCAATTTGAAGATGACCCCAACCATCCCGGAAAAGTTACGCATGACGCCGGCGGTCGCACACGCTTCGGCATCGCGGACAAGTTCCATCCCGATCTGCCGGAAGAATTCTTTACCGGCCCCGCCGGCGAAGCTCGCTCTCAGGCCGAAGAGATCGAGTTGGAGCGGTACTGGAAACCGCTCAGGTTGGATAGCGTCGAAGATCAGAGCGTCGCCAACAAACTGTTCGATATGGGCGTGAACATGGGCGTACACCAGGCCGCGGTCCTGGCCCAGCGTGCGATAAATTTTCTGATCGCAACAGGCGGAGCGCAGGTCCGCTTGAGTGATGCTGAGACGACCAATGGAGCGCAGGCGCCCTCGCCTGCGAGTCGAGTGACCGAGGACGGAATCATCGGCCCCAGAACGCTGGAACAGATCAACAGACTCGTTCCAGCACAGATGCTCAAGGCCATGGTTGGATTTTCTGAGTCGCACTATCGGCACATTGCAGCGGTGAATCCAGCACAAGCTGTGAACCTCGACGGCTGGCTGCGCCGAGCGGCGGGGTAACCGTTGCGGAGACACTTTTCGTGACGAGGTTCGTATGAGGCACGGCTTCAGCCAGGCCGAAAGATGTAAATCAGAGACACAGCATTTAGCGGCAGGAAAACCACGTCGCTTTGGTCTGTCATCTTGAGCGCAGGCCGAACGACCGAAGGGAGCAAGGCCGAAGTCGAAAGATCCCTGTGATGTTTTTGCTTACCATGAAGTGTCAGGGAGTTCTCTTGTGAGAACGCTTTGCTTCTGCAATTACGCTCCAGGCATTCTCGCGATGACAGGCTCCCTCGGCTGCGCTCGGGATTTCGGCTGGCGGCTCAAACGCCGCCAAAACACCTCAACTTCGACTGCGCGCTCAGGATGACAAACCTGAGCTTCGTTCCTCCGTGGCGAGGCCACCTGTGCCGCATGGCCTTCCACCACCGACTTTTCCAATCTTTCGCAATCCCAACTTTTCATAACCAAGGGGGACCCATGTTCCGATTTGCACTATTCATCAGTCTGGCGGTTCTGGCGGTCCTGTTCGCGATCACCTTGCGTAAAGACGTGGCATGCCACGTCTCTACCGCGCTGCTTTTTCTCGCGCTCGGCGGGCTGCTCACCAGCACCAGCGAAGACCAGGTGGGATACAACTTCATCGACTGGCTCAAAGACCGTCTGCTCACTCTCCTTGGCTGGTTCCAGAGTTACAGCCATGCCAGGATCGCCACGCTCAAAGTTCGCGCGGCAAAGATCGCCGGCAAGATCGAGGCGGAAGAACAGAAGATCGCCGCAGCGGTCAAACGGAGGCTGTGATGCTTACCGCACTGATTCCTTTCCTCGGCAACAAGTGGGCCAGGCTCGGGATTGAAGTTGCGATCATCGCCGCGCTCGCATTGGGCATCCGCGCCTATTTTTTGGCGGAAGGCAGACGCGCCGGACGCGATGAAGCCGCGCAATCGCAACAGCAGGAGTTGGAGAAGGCCCGCCAGCAGGACCGCAAAGACATGCAAGCGGTGGTCGACAAAGCCAACGGCGTCCTGGCCGACGCCGAGAAACAACATCAGGCCGCCGACGACGCGCTGCAAAAGCTGGCCGGCATCCTGGGCGACCTGGCCAAACAGCGCACCGCGGGTGAAGGAAAAGTGTCCGCGCTTCCGGACTCCGATCTGCATGGCTACGTTGTGGGCGCGCTGAACCTGCGCGCGGCCAGCGACAAATCTCCGGGCTACCTTCCCGTGGAAGAGCGCGCTCTGGCTGAATGCGTCACGCAATACCCGCTGTGCCAGAAGCAAGTCCAGGCTGAGGAAGAGAAGATTGCCGCGGAACAAAAAAACACGGACGCATCCAACCAAACGGCCGCAGCGCGGCTGGACGCGATGCAGGCGAAAGATACCTACATTGATCAATTGGAGAGCAAGTTCGCTGAGTTGTACAACCTGCATCCGCCAAAGTACCGGTCGGCGCGATGCCTGTGGTTGTGGAAGTGCGGATCGCGCAAAGTTGCGACGAATTCCAGCGCGTCGAGCGCCAGCGCAGCGAAATGATGATAGTCGTGAGACGCAGCCTCACCGGCTATGCGCCTGTTTTTGCGCTTACCTCAGGACACGAGTTTCAGTCGTGATGCGAACAACCTTATGTCTGTCATCCTGAGCGAAGCGCGAGCGCATGCGAGCGCGTAGTCGAAGTTGAGGTGTTTTGGCGGCGTTTGAGCCACCAGCCGAAATCCCGAGCGCAGCCGAGGGAGCCTGTCATCCCGAGAATGCTTGTCACAAGACGCAGCATCGAGGTGTTCTCACGAAACAGGAAGAACTCCCTGACGCTGCATGGTGGATAATACAGCGTCGGGATCTTTCGACTCCGGCCTCGCTCCCTTCGGTCGTTCGGACTGCGCTCAAGATGACAAACTAAGGCGGTATGGCTTTTCCCAGTGCTGAAGGTAACTGACTGCATTGGGATTTGTCACCGGAGCGAAGGGCGAGCGCATGCGAGCGCGCAGTCGAAGGATCCCAAGAATTTTAGCGTCATGAATACAGCATCAAGGCGTTCTCACGTGGAGAAGCCTCCCTGCGTGAATAACGTTAATTGTGCCGAAGAAATCCTGATCCCAGGTGGACCCATGAATGAAAACTTCAAAGGCTTTGCCGGATTCTGGCGCGGCGTATTCTCAGAACCGGATGGCACGCCCAGCTTCTCGCGCGTGGCTACGGCCGTAGTCGTCGCCTTCGCCTGCGGGTGGGTGACCGCGCTGGTCCACCATAATCACGTTCTGCCGGCATTGATCGAACTTGGAGGCTTCGTCAGCGTACTCTACGGCGCGAACCAGATCCGTGCAGGATGGGGGAAGAACGGTCCCCCGCCGGGAACGCCGGGAGTGTAACCACTCGCTCGCAATTTACATCGATTGATTTCTATCCGCTTAGAGACTTGCAAGATGAGCAATTCGAGATTACGATTTGCCATTCTTCTTCGAGCCATGCGCTTTTGCACGAAGCCGGGCAATGAGTTCCCTCTCGGCAATCTTGCGCTCCCGCGCACGCCCGTCGCGGATGGCATCGACCAGGGCAAGCAATTCGTATAAATAAGGATCTCGCTTGGCCGCCTCCGGCACGCTGTGGTACAGAGGTTCAAAGGTTGCGCCGCGCACCGGACCGTCTCTGCTCGGCCACACGGGTAGGGGCTCGTCTCCCGCTTTGACGAACCGCCGCAACGGCTCTGCTGCGTAGGACGTGGGCATGCCACGAGTCATCACTCCGTGCTGGGCGGGAAAGACATACTTCAACCCGTGGACCAGAAACTCTTCCAGCGCATGGGTGTTTGGACGTTCACTGAGTTCAGGACCATGCAAGAGTCGCGCTGCCTGGGCCCGCTTGACCGCTCCATGAACTTCAGAGACGCTCATGGACAGCTCTTCCGCGATCCGGGCAAAGGTCGGTCGGTCGCCGGTGAACTCGCAGAACTTGAGCACCACGACAACGTCCTGGGGTTTGAGCACCATACAAATAGTATATATTCGCAATTCGCGAATAGCGAATTATATTTGTAGCGGCCAGGCGCAAGACCCTGGAAATGGAAGCTGACCGGAAAAAGGCTACAAGGCGCACTGAATATTATGAAACCTCTCGTCGTCCCGGTTATAGTCAGGGCGGGCGACGAACTGCTGAGGCAGCACGCTTATCCGGGTCATCTCGGGGAGCAGATATTCACGCCAGCCCTGACCTAAGTGTGACTCACTCTCGCCAGACAGGAACCACGCGACGAGCGCAAGATGGTCCCTCTGATTGTTGGCGAGCATGTACGGCTCGACCACACGAAGTCCTGGAGCCTTGGTGCCAGTGTAATAGAACTGGATCAGATTTCTAGCGGCGATGGCACCACAAATAATTGCCTGCGACATGAAGCCCTCACAAAATATTGAGACAACCAAAGTGCAGCCGGATTATACGCCTTGGTCAGTCTGCTCACTTCAATCCATCGCGTGTCCCCGCAGGAGTTTGACGAACTCGTCGCGCACCGAAGGAAAATGAAGATTGTGAGCAGTAAATAAAGGGCGGATGCGGAGAGCACCCGCCCCATGGTTTTCCCGCCCGTAAGTTTTACCGTCCGTTGTACTGCGCTGCCACATTGATCGACAGCGGTTCCGTTGAGCATCCAGCTGGCGGAAGCACGGACAGCTTCAGCGGAGCCCCCGCGGCGTAGTTCAGAGACAGCACGCCACTGTCATTCGCCGCGGCTGCCAGGGGAAGCGTGACCGTACCGGCAACCGTGCCGTCACTCACCTGCAAGGCTGCATTTGTCCTGCAGCCTGCGGGCGGCAACAGCGCCTGCGCCTGAATTCGCGTGAGCGTAATGTTTTTGCTCGGCGTAAGAATTGACACAACAACAGTCCGGTCAAACGGCGCAGGTATGTAGCTGTTCCAGATCTGGCCGCCGGCCGGTCCTATTGGCCCCGGAGACCCGGTTGGTCCAATTGGTCCTTGCAGGCCAGGCAAACCGGGTGCGCCCATCAGACCTTGTGGTCCCGTCAAACCTTGCGGTCCTTGTGGTCCGGTTAAACCCTGCGGCCCGATTGGTCCTATCGGCCCTTGTGGCCCAACAAGTCCTTGCGGTCCTGCAGGACCGGGAACGCCTTGCGGACCGATTGGTCCTTGTGGTCCCGCCGGACCTGGATCACCTTGCGGCCCTTGCGGCCCAGCTGGTCCTTGCGGTCCGGGAGGTCCCGGCGGCCCGGGCATCGGCGTCGGCGTTGGCGTTGGCGAAGGAGTTGGAGTCGGTGTTGGCGTCGGCGGTGGGCTTGCCGGTCCGCCGTCAATCACCGTAAGGTTGCCGCTGGCGGTATTGGTCACATAGACTCGGCCGGTGGAGTTGTTCACTGCAACCGCATACGGCCCCAGGGCATTCGGATCAGTCAGCGTGGTCAGCGCATTTGTAGCTCCGTCGAGCACGGTGATGTTGTTGGCGGAGATGTTGGGCAAATAGACCTTATTGGTGGCCGAGACCACCAGCAGGCTCAGTCCCCCAGCTCCTGTAGGCACGGAGGTTGTAGCGTTGGTGGCGCCGTCAATCACCGTGACCGTGCCGTCAGTATTGCGGACATATACTTTGTTGGTGACGGGGTTGGCGTCAATCGCCGCCGGCGAACCCCCGACGGGCACGGTGGCCGTGGAGTTGGTGGCCCCGTCAATCACCGTAACATCGTTGCCGCCGCAGTTGGCCACGTAGATCTTGTTTGTCACCTGGTTCACCACCAGGGCGCAAGCGCCCGTTCCGATTGGCACCAGACCGGTCGTGCGGTTGCTGATACCGTCAATCACGTTAAGGATGTTTTGGTCCCGGGCGCCTACATAGATCTTGTTGGTAACTTCATTCACTCCGAGGGCTTGTGGAAACGTCCCGACACTCGTGGTTGCGATGATCCTGTCCGTAGCGCCGTCGATGACCGTCAAGGTATTGTTACCGAGATCATTTCCGATACCGAAATTAGCTGCGTAAATCCTGTTGGTAGTCCCATTGATGGCAAGCGCCAGCGGCAAGATGGTATTGCTGCTGGTGATTGTCTTCACGCTGTTGGTTGCACCGTCGATGACATCGATGTCCCCGGTCCCATTGCCGACCGTATAGGCTTTATTGGTGGCGGGATTAGTCGCCATTAAGAACACCTGCGTTCCCAGCGGCAAGCTGGCCGATACTGTGTTGGTGCTACCGTCCACAACGGTAACGGTGTGAGATCCCGCGTTTGCAATGTAGATCTTGTTGGTGGCTGGGTTTACCGCGAGCGTTTGAGGCTGGTTGGCGCCAGGGTCGGTCACAGTGGTTAGAATTGTCTGCGCGCGGCAAATGGAGCTGGTGACCAGAGCCATAGCTGCAATCAACAGACCGCGCCGTAAGACGCTGTTCTTTGTGGTTGTCATTCCTTCCCCTTGCATCGTCATACTTTTTGTCCCCCGATCGATCACACCTCCGGCTTCCTAAAAGGAGATAGCTAGCTCGATGTAGGGCGGTTGGGCAGCAATATCATATCTTTATGTCAAGCGGCGAGCAAGCCACCATCTTCACTCATTGCCTGGCAATAGGTAGAAATGATATAGGATGCGAGCGGCTGCGGGCAGGTTAGTTGGATAGTCAACGACGAATTGCCTATTAGCATATAAATAGGTTTGAGCCATGCACTTCTTCGTTAGCACAGCTATACAGCTATCGCTGAACCTATTCTTCTCACTGTTTCTTGCCCTTCTCGCGCGGCCATTTTCATCCACGGATGTCCCTGCCCAAATCAGAACTTCCCTTCTTGGTAGCCGCGGAAGGCACTCGGTTCTGCGGTGCCTGTTTTGCTGCGTTGAACCATGCTGGATCGCGTCAAAAAACGGCAGCGCGTCCGCTCTATCGCAGAATGGGGCGCCTTTGTTTTCCATGCGGTCATTTATTGCAGTTTTCTAACCTTGCGGGCTCTCCATGAATGAAGCCTAAAACAAAGGTGCGCCTGCCTACATTTGGGGTGCCCCCCAAAATAAAACCACCAGATTTTGCGGTTGCGAATAAAAAGCGAATACGATACTTTGTTAATTTCCCGCCTGGCCTAACCGCAGAATGTAAGAGGACAGTGAAGACAATGCTCAGCGCCCCGCAGTTTGCCGAACTTATTTTTGAGCATGCCGCTGAAAAGTGGCTGGAATCAAAGAAACTACATAACGCACCTAAGACCATCAAATCCTATCGCGATTATTTACATCGAGCCATACAGGGCTTCTCTGGCTTAAGGCTTAGAGATATTCATATAGGTCACTTTGAAGAGTACCAGCGACAAAACGCCGGGAGGTATCATCCTACAGCCGTTAACCATGATTTAAATGCCGTATCCCAGATGTTACGCAAAGCCAACCTATGGAAACCTATGCAGGAACACTATAGGCCGCTTAAGGTCCCCAAGTGGCGTCCGCCTAAAGTTCTTACCGAAGAACAGGAAAATGCTTTCTTCAAGCTGGCGGCCTCGAACCAGGATTGGGCCCTGGCTTACTGGGTGGCCAGCCTGACCAGCAACACGTCAGCGTCAGGAGTGGAGCTCCGCATGTTGCAGATCAAACATGTACTGCTTGACCAGGAGGACCCAATACTTTATGTACCGGACGGCAAAAATCAATACCGCCCGCGGACCATCTGGCTGAACGAAGTCGGCGTTAAACAGATGAGGCGCATGTTGGACCGTGCTTCGTCGCTCGGCGCCACGCAACCTGACCATTACATATTTCCCTTTCGCGTGAAGCGCAACTTTTACGATCCTACGCGACCCACCTCGGAATCGTGGCTGAAGAAGATCTGGAAAAAACTGGTGGACGCGGCAATTCAAAGGGAAATCATCCCCTTCCGCATCACTCCGCATGACCTTCGACATCAGATCATCACCAAACTGCTGGAGGCTGGCACTCCGGAAAATACGGTGATGGCGATCGCCGGCCATGTCCGGCGGGAGATGCTGGAACACTATTCGCACACGCGGATCGCGGCCAAGAAGGCAGCGCTGTCTGCTATCTTGCCGAAGAAGAGAAACGCAAGCGTTGGATTCTGAGTAACGGGTCAGTATGAAACTCTAGTTGAGATTTCAGTCAGGCCAGCAAATGCTCCACCTTCACCAAGCTGCTTTATGAGCTTGCGTATCGGCTCCGCACGGTTAGGTATTATTCCCAGGTTGCGAACTTCGCCGTCTGGTTCGGCAATGGCGACTGCGATCGTCTCGGCATAGACATCCAAACCCAAAAACGTACCTTCTCCTTCATGACCGGTTCTTCTCCCGCTTGTGGCGCTGGACTGTGCTTCTCTTCGACTCACAGCCTAACCCACGAACAGCGCATTGGAACCGGTCACTCCATGAGGACTAGTCGACCGGCAGCTTCGCGTGCGCTCAACTTCCCGTCCACTATCTTTTCAACCACTCTATCTTTTCCTTAGGTCTTACTCAACGTCACCATCCTCTGAGGGTGATATTACTTCGTGTGGCAGAATATAGCCTCAACATTATTCATGAGCATCTACAGGGCAAGATTTTCACTTGACATCTCAATCATGCAAGAAGTAAAGTTAAACTCGTTTTAATAGGATCTGGATGCTTTCCCTGCCTTAAGCCCAAAATGGGCACCGAACGGCGGACAACAATCTGGCCAAGCCGTTAGAGCGATGGACTCATAATCCGTAGGTCGCAGGCTCAGCCCCCGCCCGCAGATGGAGAAGGTAGTAGAAGCTATCTCGTAAATAACTGCCCAGCAGGATGAGGATGTAAGCCAGCTGCACCCATGCCAAGGAAGTTACTGTCATAGTATTCTCAGTGAGTTACGTTGGTGGCGAAATTGTGCAACCAGGCAAAGAAGTGCTCGACCTTCCGTGTCGACAAGTCGCGACCCAAGGCTCTTTCGGGCAGGTACGGGGCAGAGGCAGGTTTGATCGAGCGTCGGTCGCACCAACCGGGTTTCAGACAGTGTAGAGCTGGCTACGTGCACGGACCGGAATACCATGGCGGCCTGTAATTGCCACGATCTTGCTCGTTTTGCCGCGCTTCGTTTTATCAACTCCAGAATCCCCGTCTAGCCTGGATTATTCACTGATTTAGGTAGCCAAACAAGAAAGGATGCTCTAAAAGATTGATGAACACTGGGTTTGCACACCCAGCATCCTCTTTCGGAGCATCCATCGCTTGATACAAAGTG